TATTGTTTGCTGAATTATTTGCGTTTCTCCTTTCAGAAACTATTTGATTTAAAGTTTTATTTTTCCAAAGTAATGTCGAACTTTCATAAACTAATAATTGATTATTAGCTGCACTTGTAATATATACGTTATGCAATTCGTCTAACTCATAACCGTTATCTACTTTAACAAATATAGTTCCTTGTGTTGCGTGTGAATGAATAACATAACCAATTACTATTAAATGATTTGCTCCAGTTGGTTTAACTTTTGTTACATTTCCAGCAGTTGTTGGACTTAAATATAATACATCTCCATCTGCCCAAGTTTCTCCTTGTAAACTTCCAGTTGTATTAATGTTTCTAACCAATCCGCTAGTAGTTACAAATCCCTCTTGATTGTTGTTTATAGTTTCTGTTACTAAACCAATAGTCTCAGCACTTAATGCATCTGTTGTTGCTTGTGCTAAATCTACTTTTAGTCTTTGACCTTGTGCTCCAGTAACTCTGACCGCTTGATAGTTAGCCTCTAATAAATTTATATTTGTCGCAGTTTTATTTACTACTCTTACTACTTGTTCTTGCCCGATTTGTAAAGTTACATTCCCGCCTTTTAGTTTTAAGTCTAAAGTACCATCCGTATCGTTATAATACATAGACCCAGCAGCGGTCGGTATATTAGTTGGTGTATTGTCAAATTCTAAATTGCCGGTTAGTAATCCAAACTCTCCTAAATTAACATCCTGTGTAGCTCCTGTGTAAGGAACTAAAGTAGATACATCTGGAATAGCTGGTTTGTTTAATATTTGAGCATCGCCAGTAGTAGCATTCCAATCTGCATTTACGTTTACTTCTGCTCCAGCAGCTATTCCGGCAAGTTTGTTTTTTTCAGTTAATGAATATTGTTTAAAAGTACTTCCATCTAATACAGTATCTTGTGTTAAAACTACATCTCCTACTAAAGTATTAACAGAGGTAACCGCACCTCCACCTCCTGTAATTGTGTTTACATTTATAGTAGTTAAGTTAGGTTGTATAGTTAATGCAACCGTTTCAATTACTGGACTAATATTTATGTCTATTGTATCTGGCATCTTATCTAGTTATATCACATTCGATTAAAAATTCTCCACTTAACCAAGTCTTTACAGTTGTATCTGCAAATACTATTTCTAAATCATATAAGTAATTTCCAGATGCTATGTTTATGATTTGTTTGTTTATCTTAAATAAGCCTCCAGCAGCGTTAGTAATTGTAATTCCAGCACTAGCCACAGATGTTAAAGATAATGCAATTAAACTACCGCATTCGCTTCTCAACTGCATTCTAATTGTTGCACCTGTAAGGTTTATAACTACATTATTTTTAAGCAAAGCAAAATTAACCGCCTCGAATGTATCTCCTTTAATATGTGTAAAATTATAACTCATTTCTTATTGATTTGTTTGCTTAAGTATTGCTTTACTTTCTGTAAATTTTCTTTCTTTATCTTATATGCGATAAACTTTTTTTTTGTCTCTTTCATAGTAGCCAGTTGCAAGGATTAGCTTTTTGGTCTGGGTACATATCGCTATCTTTATTGGTCCAGTATTCTGGAAATTTAGCGGCTGCATTTACACCCATATAATCTATAAACCTAGTAGCGTAAAAGTCTGCAAATGTTCTATGCTTTTGGACTAATATATCTAACTCCTCTTTGCTTGGTGTTTCAGAGTTTTCACTACGATGTTTAAATACTCCTCCATTACGTATTTGGTAGTTTGCAAAAGGCAAATAGTCAACCATAGCAAAATGAATAAGCATAGGTTGAACGTAATCCTTTACCAAGTTTAAATAATCTCCACTTAATGTAGAGGCATTTATTTTAGTAGTAATAGCATCGTATAATTTTGTACCTATATAATTCTGTACGTGCATTTGTTGTGCAATTTTAATAAACTGCATAAACAAGTCAGCATCTACATTTCCATTAAGGATAGTATTTGCTTTTAAATCTGTTTGTGTTATGAATAAAGTTGTAGCCATATATTATTTCATATCGTGTGGAGCGATATATGCTCTTTGGTCGTTTACTTTAGGTATAAATCCATTTTCTGCAATAGATTTTGTCGGACTAACTATTTCTGCATTTGGACTATATACGTCTACTTTTGTACTTCTGTCTTTACTCGCGTAAGTTTCTCTAATCCAGTAATGGCGGCAAGTTCCGTTAGGAAATTCCTCAGAAAGTAAGCCTCCTCCCTTCCAAAGAAACACATCATAAGGCTCATTTGGATTAGGACTCATTCCAAAGCCTGGATTTACTGTCATAGTACTCATTCTATTTATATCCTCTTTACGATATATCTTATTTGCAGACATCATTTCTTTGCAAAACTTTCTTTCTGGACTAGGATTGCCTCCATATCTATAACGAACTTTGTAAATAGGACTATCTTCCTCACTCTTTGCGTTTCCATAAGCACTTCCAGTACTTAAATGTACGCTTAATTGACTGTCTAATTTATCCTCTTGCTCATAATCTACTGCTCTTGAGTCAATAAGTTCATATTTATCTAGGTCTATTTCCTCTCCAAACTCTGATAAATCTACACTAGATAATGTTTCTAGTGGTGCTACTTGTTGTATTGATGATTTTAAGCCTACTAGAGACCTAATTTCGTCTGCGGTCATACTTTCTAGTACCTTGTTTGCTACCAATGGACTCAGTGAGTTTATACCGTCTATAATAGTGTTTGATTTCTCAGTAATAGTTAAGTCATTTACTGCGTCTAAAGGTTGTAATGTTTTGAAAAATAACTCTAAAGTAATACTATTATAAGCTAGTATATTATTGAACTCTTTTATAAGTAAGTTTTGGAATGGTTTTATAACTGTGTTTTGCATTAAGATTGTAGCGGTCTGTAATTCGTCTGCATTGTTACCAAAACCAGTATTGTCTTTAATACCTAATAACAAAGGACTTATAACTCTATGCGAAACCATTATTTTACGCATACTTTCGTCAGCAATAAATTGATATTGATTGTGAGCATCGCTTAACTGAACTGTAGTTACAGTTGCAGCAGTATTTACATCGTCATTAAAAGCTAAAATAAATTTACCAGCATTTGAAGTACCAGAGAATTTTTGTGTTATTGCTCTTTCTATATCTCTTTGCTCGTCCTGTGTAGGAGTTCCGTTATTGAAATTTAAAAGAAGGCTCGGGGTCATACCATTCAAAATATTGTTTAAATGATAATTAGAAACCTCCTCCTCGATTTCACAATATTGTAAACAACCTTGCCAATCTGGTGGACTATAAAAGTAAAATCCAGTTTTATAGGGTTTAATATATAATATCTCTTCGCTCTCTTGACTTGTGCCAAATGCTGGTATTGGAGTTGCTGGATTTTGTCTAGTTATCTTTGTCCAATCGTCAGCATAAAAATAAAACTCTACTTCTCCCTCTTCGTTACATTTACCACTACGCAAAGTTTCAATAGGCCAATGGTTACATTCTACTATTCTAGTTCTGTCTAAAGAATAAACGACTTGTATAGCACACTGGCCCATCGCTTTTAAATCATAGCAAAGTCTCTCGGTAGTATCGTTATCAAATAATAACATAGCTTGTGCAAAGTCCTCTGGTTTAATTTGAGCATCACTAGCGTCTAATCCTTGCCCGAATATCATTTGACTAATTCCGTTTATAATAGCATTATTAGTTGGACTTCCATTTATACGGTCTTGAATGTATCCGAAGTAATTATTATCGTCTCCATAAGACACCCATTCTTGGTTTCTAACTTCCGTAATTCTAGGACTCGTATATGTAGCCAAACTAACTACTCCGATACCAGTATTTTTAGGTTTTATTTCTGCTTTTTTTCTCATATTATTGAATTACGATGTAATCGTTATTATTTGTATTCAGAGTAATAAAATTACCATTGTTTATAGAGTAGTTTTCAGCACTCTGGTTGGTCGAAAATAGTTTGTCCTTATATAAGATATCACTTGAAGCATTTAAGACGCTTAATTCAAAGAATCCTCCCTCGTATAAACAAGTCAAATTACAATCTATATAAACCAAATCAAAAACATTTGGATATACGCTAGTAGGTGTAAAAGTAAAGACTGTGTTTTTTTGCTCATCTCTAACTTTTAAAGTTAAACTTTCTCCCTCTATGTAGTTTCTAGGAATAGTTATAAATCTTTGAGAAGCGTTATCTTGGTTTACTACTGTCATAGTTATATAACGTATATTTTTATTTTTTTGCAAATAAAAAAGGAGTGAACTAATCACTCCCTCTTTGTTACCATAGAAACCTATCGATTACGCTTTTCTTATGGTGTTATTTGTGTAGCAGAAGTGTGAGCAGCTACTACTCCACTAGTTACAAAAGGTGCAAGGATTGGCTCTTCGGCTGTAAGCGTCAAAGTCGTCCCATTCATATCGCCTAAATTTGTCCCAGTTGAAACTGAACCATTTATGTTACATCCTCTAGTTAAACCTACTGCAAAATAATTACCATTATTATCTTCTACAAAAGCGTGTGGTCTTTGAGAAATAGCTTTTTGTAATTCTACTTGCGTAGCTACATCAATTTTTGTCAATACCGCAGTAATTGTTTGAGCATAAAAAGTAGTTCCATTTTCGTCACTTGACGTAATAGTTTGCTCTAAATTATTCCCACCCTTTACATCGTATTTATACCAGTTTGTACCAGTTCCACTAACCGCAGTTAATGTACCAGCAGTTATAGTTAAAGTTCCTAGTGTACCGTAATCCGCTAGGTATAATGTCTTAATTCCTCCTACTACATCTTTGCAAGGTAGTTTTCTACCCGATGCCATTAAGCAAGTACTCATATTTTTTTTATTTAAAAGTTAATAAATAGCCTCCCCTATTACAGAGAGGCATTTAATTTAATTATGCTATTCCGTAAGTAACTGAATCTGCACCAATACCTACTTGTAGACCTCTTGAGAAACGTGCAATAAACCTAACGTTTTTGCTTCCGTCAATGTCAGCCATATCAATAGTTTTAACGATATTTGCATCGTCAGCCAATCCAAATCCTACGAATAGGTTTGAGATTTG